TTTACCATCGGCAATGTATCCACCGTTGACATATTTGTTTAAGCTGAACTGTGCAATCTCGCTTCTTGAGTAGACTGGTTGTACAGTTACAGTAATTAATGATTGTGTAGGTGCCCAACCTGTCATAGTCTTTCCATCTGCATAAATTTCTGTTTGACCATACTGTGGTGAACCAACTGACCGTCTTTTTTCTTGCCCTGTTGAAAATCCTGTTGCTATGTAGTCAACGTCTTGCGGCAAGTCAGTTGTAAACTGTGTTACGATGACAGGAACATTATTGAAAATATGATCACCATATCCGTTTAGTTTTGCGATAGGCGGAGGTGCACCAATTGTGTCAGCTTCTCCTCCAAAGAACATCTTTGACATACTTCTTAAGTAATGTAAAGCCGCCACCCAATATTGTGCTTCTATTCCATTCTGAACAAAAAAGTCACCAGTGATAACCAACTGATCCACTTGTGAGTTTTGATACGCATAATAAGGATAATTAGTATGTGTAGGGGCAATAGCATTGTAGTTTGCACTATGCGATACAATGATTGAAGGTGTGTATGGAAAAACTAAACCGCCAGTGTGTCTTAAAGGTGACAACAAGGCAGAGGATTTAAAAGGTTCAATAGTGGGAATACTTAATTTTACTCTCCAGTCTTGTTCCGTTGATTTTTTAAAACCTGCTGGTGCAGATTCTTTCACACGTTTAACACCGCTTATTCCATCTACAGGAGCATTTTTACTGCGTATACTTTTTGCTAATTCACTGGGATTGAAAAAATCCTTGACTCCATTTACAAACGGATCTTTGCCGTTGAAGAAACCACTAGCTGTTGGATCAGATCCTTTAGTAGACCCACTCATATCAAATTCGTTTGCGTGGCGTTCAAAATCAGCTAAACCATCTGCACGAATAATATGGTCGTTTCTTATTTTTCCGTTTTTAAATGTAGTCATTTTGGCTAACTCCTTACATATATTTAGTTGACAAAGTTATGTGCGTAGTTTATAATAATATTTATTTACTTAAGACATCCCCGTCTATAACTCGGAATATTTGGAGAATACAATGAAGAGAGTGAACTATCTCAATAACAGAGATATACTGGCGGAGATACATAAGTCAAAGAACACGTTTTGCAGTTACACAGACGACGATTTTGCACGTTATGACATAATCCTGCCAAGTATAGACAAAATAAACATCAGAACCATAGCAGATGCCAAAAGAAACAAGGCAAAAAGGCTTGGTTTGCAGGAATATGAGCAAAGGAAAGAAGCAGGTGAACGTGTTAAGCAGGCTGATTGTGCCGTAGACTACAGAAAAATAGCAAAAACCGATGTTGTTTTCCGAATTATGACGTATGATCACATTCCAGAAGAAAAAGGTAGAAAGAAAAATCCAAAAAACATAGCTGATACAAAAACAAAATTGAACTTTCCACCATTCCAACACTTCAAATTTAATGACAAAGATGAATTGATATGTGTAGGCAAAAGCCATTGGGAAGGCGGAATGTCAAATGGTAGCTTCAATAAAAGCCACGGAATGGCAACCAACAAACTTGCATTGATGTGGATGAAACTATGTGAACGATATGCAACAAGAGGTAACGTTAGAGGTTACACATACAATGATGAAATGAAAGGACAAGCTATTCTCCAACTTACACAGATAGGTTTGCAGTTTGATGAATCAAAATCGAATAATCCTTTTGCATATTACACAGCGGCAGTAACGAATTCGTTTGTGAGAATCATTAATATTGAAAAACGTAATCAAAACATACGTGACGATATACTGGAAATGAATCACATGAATCCATCTTTCACTAGACAGAACCAAGGCACTTGGGAAAGACAAGTTAAAGAAGCAAACAAAACAACAGAAAAAGAATAAGGAAGTATTTGACAAATACACTTATTTCGTGTACACTATGATAATCGCGAGGAAATATTTTGTTTAAGAAAGCGGCAGTATTTACAGACATCCATTTTGGATTGAAGTCTAATTCAAAAGTTCACAATGATGACTGTGAAGAATTTATTGATTGGTATATAGAACAAGCCAAAGAAAACGGTTGCGAAACTGGTATCTTTTGTGGCGACTGGCATCACAACAGAAACAGTTTGAATATGCTGACCATGGACGCAACTATTAGAAGTCTTGAAAAGCTAGGCAAGGCATTTGAGAAGTTTTATTTCTTTCCTGGCAATCATGACTTATACTACAAAGACAAAAGAGATATCAACTCCATAGACTTTGCAAGACACATTGAAGGCATCACAATGGTAAATGAGATGATGACTGAAGGTGATGTAACACTTATTCCTTGGTTGGTCGGAGATGAATGGAAGAAGATTCCTAAAATAAAAAGCAAATACATCTTTGGACACTTTGAACTTCCTAACTTTTACATGAATGCAATGGTACAGATGCCAGACACTGGTGAATTACAAGCAGATCACTTCAAACATCAAGAATATGTGTTTAGTGGACACTTCCACAAACGTCAAGTCAAAGGTCCTGTGCATTACATTGGTAACGCATTGCCACACAATTACGCAGATGCGTGGGATGACGAACGTGGTATGATGATACTAGAACATGGTGGCGAACCGCAGTACATCAATTGGTGGAATTGTCCCAAGTATAGAACAATAAAATTATCAAGACTGCTTGATGAAAAAGAAACTATACTGAAATCTAAGATGTATCTAAGAGTTACACTTGATTTGCCTATTAGTTATGAAGAAGCAAACTTCATAAAAGAAACTTTTATCAATCAGTACAACTGTAGAGAGATAAGTTTAATACCAAACACACAAGAAGAAGAAATGAATTCAGATATCGACATTACAAAGTTTGAAAGTGTTGATGAAATAGTTGCAAAAGAGATTGAAGCAATTGAATCAGAACAATTTAACAAAGGTAAATTGTTGCAAATTTATAGAGACCTAAACAAAGATGATTAGAATACAAGATTTGACAGTTAAAAATTTTATGAGTGTTGGTAATACAACACAGGCAGTAGATTTCAACAAGCAACAGCTTACATTGGTGTTAGGTGAAAACTTAGATCAAGGTGGAGACGACAGTGGATCACGTAACGGTACAGGTAAAACAACAATTATTAATGCTTTAAGTTATGCACTTTACGGACAAGCACTTACAAACATTAGACGTGATAATCTTGTAAACAAAACAAACAACAAAGGTATGTTAGTTACTCTTGCATTTACTAAAAATGGCAAAGATTATAGAATAGAAAGAGGACGTAAACCTAACACACTTAAATTTTACATAGATCAAAAAGAACAAGAACTTACAGATGAAAGCCAAGGTGATTCACGTAAAACACAAGGCGATATAAATGACTTGTTAGGTATGAGTCATGATATGTTCAAGCATATTGTGGCACTTAACACTTACACAGAGCCCTTTTTAGCACTAAAGCCAAACGATCAACGTGCTATAATAGAACAATTACTTGGTATTACTATTCTTTCTGAAAAAGCTGATCTATTAAGAGAGGCAACAAAAATAACAAGAGACAAACTTACAGAAGAAAATGCAAGAATACAAGCAATTACAAACAGTAATGATAAGATAAAAGAAAATATTGAAAGATTGCACAGCAGAAAAAAGGCTTGGATTGCACAAAACAAACAAGACAGAGATAAACTAGAAAAAGCAATACGTGAATTAGAGCAACTTGACATAGATAGTGAACTTGAAGATCATGAAAAACTAAAAACTTGGGAAGAAAACAGTAAACATCTTACTAATTTAAGAAAAGAACGTGCAACTGTTGAACGTGCATTAGAACAAGCTGATAATAATGTAAACAAACTTGGTAAACAACTTGATGAACTTGAAACTGCCAAATGTTATGCTTGTGGTCAAGACTTGCATGATGACAAACTTGAAGAAATGAAAGATAAACTGCAAAAAGATTATGGTGATGCACACGTTTATCAAACAAGCATGGCTGAAAAAATGCAAAAGGTTGAAAAACTTATTGAAGACATAGGCGAACTTGACAGTAAGCCAAATACATTTTATGAAACTGCCAAAGAAGCATATCAACACAGAAGCAACGTTGACAGTTTGAAACAAAGTTTAAAAGAAAAGACTGATGAACTTGATCCATACACAGAACAAATTGATGATCTAGAAAAAACTGCAATACAAGAAGTAAACTGGGATGCCGTTAATGAATTAAATGACACAAAGGATCACCAAGACTTTTTATACAAGCTGTTGACAAACAAAGATTCTTTCATTAGGAAGAAGATCATTGATCAAAATCTAGCATATCTAAACAATAGACTTACACATTATTTGGATAGACTACAACTTCCACACACAGTGGTGTTTAAAAATGATCTAACTGTTGAAATCACACAACTAGGACAAGATTTAGACTTTGACAACTTGTCAAGAGGTGAAAGAAACAGATTAATACTAGGATTGAGTTGGGCATTTAGAGATGTGTGGGAAAGTTTGTATCAAAATATCAACCTATTGTTTATTGATGAATTGGTTGATAGTGGTATGGATGCAAATGGTGTAGAAAATGCTATTGCTGTATTGAAGAAAATGGGTAGAGAACGTCAAAAGAACATTTATTTGATATCACACAAAGAAGAATTAGCAAGTCGTGTTACAAACGTGTTGAAAGTAATCAAAGAAAATGGATTTACATCATATGATAATGATGTAGAGGTAATGACATAATGGACGATACACACGACAAACTAACAAAAGCATATCTAGAATACTACAAGGCTAATGAAGCCTGGGAAATACGCAAGAGCGAACGCACTAAACGTTCTGCTAGAAAATGGTTAAGCGAGATACGTAGACTTGCTACTGACCGAAGAAAAGAAATAATAGACGACTACAAAGCCAAAAAAGAAGATCCAAATAAAGATTAAGTGTAAGTATCTTTATAATGCACTGGACATATCAAGGAAAAACCGTAGAAAACTTACCTGAGGACTGTGAAGCATTTGTGTATTTGATCACAAATACAACCAACGGTATGAAATATGTCGGTAAAAAACTAGCAAAATTCAGAAAGACACGCCCACCCCTCAAGGGTAAGATAAACAAACGTAGAAGCAAAGTTGAAAGTGACTGGCGTGACTACTGGGGATCATCAGATCATTTGCAATCAGACGTAG